CCTCTCATAGACTAACCTGCCGAGTACCCCCATAGGGCCCCTTCAGGCTCATAGCGGGACCTATGGTCCCCGTTCAGTCATCTTGACGGGACATTGGGTGGCTTCATCGTTAAGTGCTCATGTGGATCTCCTTAGGTGGACTTGATGGGAGCCATTATGGGCCCGTTAAGTGAGCCTGTCAAGAGGCTTCAGCGGGGATCGTTAAGGTGTCATCATGGGCCTTAATGGGCGACCTTATGACACTTTGTGTCCTTGGGTGTCCTAATCTGTAGGTACCCACTAAGTCACCGCTTAGTTGACCACGTGTGCGCGTATAGGCGCGTATATAGAGACCCCAAAGGATTCGTGATGACCCATTTAAAAACCCACACAATAGGATCACAAAGGGGTTGACAGGGGCCTGATTGGTGCGTAAAGTTCACTCCATCGAGACGCGGTGAGCCACCTAACGGGGCTCTAAGCGAATCGCCTTGAAGCTTAGTAGTGTCGGTCCAGCGATCATACGTGTACCAAAGGGCTTAACGACACGAACACGGATAGGGTAGGTAGAGCAGCACAGCCGCTACCGGCAAGGGCCTGAGGTTAACCCTGAATCCTCACTGAGTGGTCACAAGGATGGCCACACGTTGCAGCCCACTGACAGCTAACGACTGAGGGCACAACAAGAGGTAGAAACAACGCTTGACAGGGTCGCCAAATGCTGTAAGATGGCCACCAAGCAACAACGAAACACTGAGGTGGACCAAATGAGGCAACAGGTGCTCGGGTCGTAAATCCCACGCTCTTTAACAACTCGGATAGCCCGAAAGGTCGCCTAAACAGCACTCAGTACGGCACAGCTACGAAGGCAAGCACTGAGCCTTCCTATGCGACCTTTAGAGAGCCTGAAGTCTTCAGTAGGGCATTGGTAAAGGGTCGCATGGGAATAACTGAGGAGCGACACCTAATGAGCATGAAAATCACACCTAAGCACTACGACACCCTGAAAGGTCTCTTTGAGTCCGCCCTGCGTGACGAAGTGGAGCGCCTGAAGGGTCGGGAAGGTCTGCCTCAGACCGTTAAGGCCCTTATCGAGCACCACGAAGCGGCCTATAAGCAAGGTGGACTCACTGAGCGACGTATGCGCTTCGACCTGTACTGGTGGGTCAACCGTAGACGCCCAGAGCTTCACGAGTGGTCCAACGAGGTGTACCGATACGCCAACGATGACCACAAAGAGACGGCCATTAAGCGTGTCTTGCAGGAACTCAAAGCGGGCTGAGCACGATTCACTGTAGGGCCTCTGTAAGGGGCCTTATGGGAATACACCACAGCACGAGATAGCTACCATGAAACAGAACCAAATCATCCTCGCAATCGCCGCTCAGAAGCTCGTGGAGGCCTACGGCAAGCTTATCCCAGATTACCGCAAGGAGCTGGGCATCGTGGACCTGAAGGTCGCTGCGGACGCACCGTGCACCTATGAGGCACTGCGCTTGGAATACGAACGTGATCGTGTCCTGCGGGTCACCGATGCGTTCTCGTCCACTGCCATCTACGGCATTGCAGGCAACGTAACGTTCCGTGTCTTCCACGACTGCGGTCATCTGCTGTATGACGCCGAGTTCACCACTGAACAAGAGGTGAGTCTCGCCAAGACCCAGTGGCTGGACATCGCACCGGTCATCGAGCCAGAATGGCGCAGCATCTGCAAGGTCGTGTACATGGCTGATACGGTCGAGCAGAGCCTGTACGAGGCACGTACCGGCAAGTTCCCTGATGACCAGAAAGGCTTCGTGCTGGGCCATCTGACCGCAGCGTTCAACGAAGGGCGCCTGTAATGGGCGCCTTACAGGTCAAGGTGGCGTTCTTCCACTGTGAGTATTGCCTGAGCTTCATGCGTGCTCACAATGGCTACGTACCGCTGCGCACTGAAGAGTGCCGCTGCATCTACCTGAAACCTCAGTTCTAAAGGTGACCCAATGGCACACCGCAAAGTCAACCATGCGCCCATCATGAACGTCCTTACGGGCCGCAGAGCTACCCTGTGGCGCTGTACGGAGACGGGCGAGTGGGTCGTTAAGTTCTACCGAGAGAGCGCCTCCAGCATCGCTGAGGGCCTTTCCGCACCACGCTGGCAGTACCTCGGGGAGCAGTCCGACTACTTCACCAGCGACAAAGACGATGCCTACGGCACCGCAAACCACTTCATCCAGAGCAAGGAGTAACAACCATGGCTGTCAAGAACCCGAAACGCTCCACCTTCAAACATCAAGGTCGCAAGTACGTCACCGTAAAGGCCGTAGCGAACCGCGTGGAGCACAGCACGACCCGAGTGCGCCTCTGTAAGCGCGCCGGTAAGGCCCATTGGTTCGTCAGCGTGACCGAGCACGTGGGCATCAAGGGCAAGGAGGACACCGTTCTTACCCGCTGCTCTGACTTCTGGAACGCCTTGGTGCGCTTCGATTCGGAGTGTGAGGACATCGGGGTCATCCATGAGGCCTCGCAAGGTAACGTGGAGGAACTCATCGCCCTGTCCGAGGACGAAAAGTCCGAGATGGCCCGCAACGTGGAGGCCCGTGCAAATGCCTAAGCCAAATCGCTATCAGGGTAACGGAAAGGTCTACCCTAACGGGACCCGCTTCGGTCGCTACGTCATGCGTAACGGCCACTGGGTGGACTTCGAGTCGCCCTTGGGCAAGGTCCAGCCGCAGGACTTCCGCGACACTGTGAGTCTCGCAATGTGGTCGCTTGTGGTCGTCTGCGTGGTCGTCATTGCTGCACTTGGCGTGGCCATCTTCGGGAGTTAAGTCCACTGAAGGGCATCCTCATGGGTGCCTTTTGGGGAACAAATACCCACACTATCGGGAATATCGAAATGAAATACACCAGCCTCAATAAGACCAGCTTCACGGCACTTGGTGGCAAGATCACCGAGGCAATGAGTCACATACTCAACACTGGCGAGTCGGTGCGCCTGAAGAACCGCAAGGATGAGCCTTGGCTGCTGATTACCTTGGCTAAGCATCACGACCGTGGCTACACCTTCCAGTTCATCACAGCCGATGGTCAGGAAGTGGGCGACATCGTTCTCAAAGCGAGCGTGAAGTACTGGTCAGACCCGGACCACATCAAGTTCTGGACCATGCACGGTGAGGCGTGGGAACTGGCAGAGCATCCGGTCCTGACTGCCGCCAGAAAGGCGGCCCTTGCGGAGAGCGAACGGGTCCACGAGAACCTCGGCCAAGTCACTGTCGTGGGCGATTCGATCACGTGTGGCAAGCCGCTGATGGACGGATGGTCCCCTAAAGACATCAATGCGCTGGTCTCCGGTGCGACCCACAAGGTCCACAGCTGGGGCGGTACGGTCCTGTACGGGGCCTATCAGCGCGATTGGCTGTTCCGCAAGCGCCTGTACATCCTGCGCGGTACCGAGTGGGTAAAGGCCACTCCAGAGTTCCTGAACACCGTTCGCTGGGTGGAGGAAATGGTATGAGCCACATACTGGCGCGCCCTGAGCTGGCAATCTGCGACGGTGGCAAGCTCGCCTCAGGCATCTGGGACGCACTACACCCGCTCCAGCGAGTGGTCTTCCAGTCCGAAAAGGAGAACAAGCCGCCGGTCTACGATGAACTTCCGGGCAGCGTAAAGCGCCTCCTCGACCAGAACGTAAGGGAGCACGCACCGGGCATCTACTCGGTCCGCTATCTCCACCCGCACTTCTGCCGCGAGCTGGTCAAAGAGTTCCGCAACGCAGACTGGCAGGTGAACGAAGAGGAGCCCGTAGAGGCTCGCACGGCCTTCGCCAAGCAAGACATCAAGGTAGAGCACTTTGTCTACCAACTGGAGGACGTTCGCGGCAGGATCAAGGCAGTGGAGGACTCCTCGGGTCAAAAACCCACACAATAGGGCGATGCCCTGACTTAGCGATCACTTAAAGGGCTCGTACTGTAAGGGCCCTTATAGTTAATCGTTATATTATTCTCTTTAAGTAAAAGCTCTTTAAGTAAGAGCGAACCGAGGCCCAGCATGATTGAAGTAGCAAAGAACGATTTCTCCGATGTCAAGACTGACTGGGCGTTTCGTGTACTGAGTGAGCTGTACGGTGAAGAACTGGCAGCCGCTCAACTGGCTCTGGAACACGAGTCGCACGAGATCGGTGAGGCAAAGTTCAAGAAAGCCCTTGATCGCCAGATGAAACGTGGCGAGACCTCTGAGACCTCCGTGGCAAAGCCGCTGGTCGCAATGCTGGTCCCTAAGTTTGTCGAGAAGATGGACGCATGGGTAGAGCACCAGATGAAGAACGTGCGCCGCAAGTCCGTGGCCCTGAAGTTCATCCAGATGGTCGCCACCGAGCGCGTTGCGGTCATCACCATCAAGACCGTAATTAACGCGATGTCGCAAGGAGACGTAGTGCTTCAGGCAATCGCCGGTCGCATCGGTCGCGGCATCGAGGAGGAGGCTCGGTTCGGTCGCATCCGTGACCAAGAGGCGAAGCACTTCAAGAAGTACATCCGTGAGGCCCTCAACAAGCGCAACGGTCACACCTACAAGCGGGCCTACATGCACGCCGTAGAGGATCGGATGCTGGAGGCGGGGGAACTCAACGGTGCATGGTCGGACTGGGACAACGAAGACCCAACGATCATCGCCCACATCGGTCTCCGCTGCATCGAGGCGCTCATTGAGTCCTCTGGGCTGGTCCGCATTACTCGCCGCAGCGCTGGCAACGTCAAGGAGGACTGCAATGTCCTCGAACTGGAGCCGCAATGGGTCGAGATGTTGAACCAACGGGCCTTTACGCTGGCCGGGGTGAACACCTATCACCAGCCTTGCGTTGTCCCTCCGCGCCCTTGGACCCGCCCTGTGGGTGGAGGATACTGGGGCAAGGGTCGTCGCCCGACTCGATTCATCCGGGTCCACAACAAGAAGGCCCTTGAGCGATACCGCGACGTTGACATGGAAGCGGTCTACAAGGCCGTGAACATCGCGCAGAACACCGCGTGGTCGATCAACAAGCGGATCCTTGAGGTGGCCGAAGCGCTCGCCTCATGGACCAACGTGCCTATCAGCAAGTGGCCCAAAGCGGAAACCCAAGAGCTGCCCGTTAAGCCTCACGATATTGAGACCAACGAGGAAGCACGGAACGCATGGAAGAAACAGGCGTCCGGCGTGTACCGCAGTGAGTCCTCTCGGGTCTCCCGCAGGATGTCGCTTGAGACCACTCTGGAGACCGCACGGAAGTTTGCAGACTTCGAGGCGATCTACTTCCCTCACAACCTCGACTGGCGTGGCCGTGTGTACGCCCTGCCGGTATTCAACCCTCAACGTGACGACCTGACCAAGGGTCTCCTACAGGCCTCCAAAGGTGAGCCGGTAGGGGAAGACGGCATCAAGTGGCTTATGATCCACGGTGCGAACACGGCAGGCGTCGATAAGGTACCTTTCGATGAACGACAACAATGGGTTCGAGACAATGAACGAACCATCCTACAGTGCGCTGAAGACCCACTTACACACACTGAGTGGATGTCAATGGATAGTCCCTTCTGCTTCCTTGCCTTCTGTTTTGAATGGGCTGGAGTCGTTAAAGATGGTCCGAACCACGTATCTGCTCTCCCCATTGCTTTTGATGGGAGTTGCTCGGGCATTCAGCACTTTTCTGCAATGCTCCGAGACGAAACAGGCGGTCGGGCAGTCAATCTGCTCCCTTCCGAGCGTGTGCAAGATATCTACCGACTGGTCTCCGATGGTGTTAACGCTGCGCTTAGAGATGACGCTGTTCACGGAACGGATGACTCCACAGACGTACACGTTGACGAGAAAACTGGAGAGATTACAGAGCGGCGAGTCCTCGGAACTCGAACCCTCGCTGCTGCATGGCTTGCTCACGGGGTTGATCGCAGCGTCACCAAGCGCTCAGTAATGACCCTCGCCTACGGCTCCAAGGAGTTCGGCTTCACGGACCAAGTGCGGGACGACATCATCACCCCAGCGGTGGACGCAGGGTCCCTTAACTTCCCTCAGCCCCAGCAAGCGGCCCGCTACATGGCGCACTTGATCTGGGTCTCCGTAGGGAAGACCGTAGTGGCTGCCGTAGAGGCCATGGAGTGGCTCCAGAAGTCCGCCAAGCTCCTCGCGGCCATCGTCAAGGAGAAGAAGGGCCCCGAGAAGGGCAAGATCCTCAAGCCAGCCATGCCGGTCTACTGGGTGACCCCTGACGGCTTCCCGGTATGGCAAGAGTACCGCGTACAGCAAGCCAAGCGGATCGACATGATCCTCATGGGCGACGTAAGGCTGACCGCCACGGTGCTCCATCAGCAGGACCAGATTGACGCCCGCAAGCAGGAGTCAGGGATCTCCCCTAACTTCGTGCACAGCATGGACGGCAACCACCTGCGACAGACCGTGGTCCACGCTCACGATGCGTACGACATCACGTTCTTCGCCCTGATCCACGATTCATTCGGTACCATCCCGGCCAAGGCTGGGCAGCTCTTCAAGGCCGTCCGTGAAACCATGGTCACCGCCTATGAGCACAACGATGTCCTCGCTGACTTCCGTGAGCAGTTCATCGACCAGCTACACGAGACCCAGATGGATAAGATGCCTGAGCTGCCCAAGAAGGGCACCTTGGACATCCGTGAGATCCTCAAGTCTCAATTCGCTTTCGCTTAAAACCCACACAATAGAAAGACCTCATTCCTCAGGAGAAACACAATGTTCCGCGTAAACACTTCAAGCGTCTTCCAGAACCACAACGGCTTCTTTGGTGGGGAGGAGAACGAACCGTTCGAGCGCAACGTCCGCACCAAGCCACGCCGCAGCGCTTCCGCACAGGAAGCCTTCGAGGCCCGTAAGGGTAAGCGCAATAAGCCGCAACGTGGCAAGGACAACTGGGCGGGTCTGGGCGCCAGCGATGAGTACTCCGTGAAGGTGCAAGAGCAGGCCATCCGCATGTGCCCTAACGGTGTCCCTGCGTGGCAAAAGGAGCGTGCACTGTGAGCCTGCGCCCAGATCTGCGAGTGGACGTATGGTTCAACCAGATGGAGGGAGTCATCAAGGCGCAAGTCATGGAGCGGTCCACGTATCGGCGCCTGAACATAGTCTTCGATGACGCCGCATTCATTGCCCCGGTACAGTCGATTGACTTCCATCGGGGCCTACTTGACGGGCTCGTCAGGAGACACGGAGACACCTTCAATTGGTTGTTCATCGGTCTCGCACCGACAAAGCCCAGCGAGTGCCCGCCTGAGATCACCTTCGAGGTTCTCAACGCCACCACCAAGTACCTAAATTCCTAAAGGAGACCAGAATGTCTAACGTAGCGCCTGTCATCATCAAGACCAACCCGCACCGCCCGGTGGACTTCAAGGAATCGGCATTGGCCAAGGTCCTCAAGGAGTCCGGCAACCTCAACGTGGAGGTCAAGGAAGACGGCTGCCAAGTGAACATCGTGGTCTACTATGAGACCATGGAGGAGCTGGGCAAGGGCTGGACGGTTCTCTTCCTGAGTCGTGAAGGTAAGGAGTTCAACGGACTCCGTGAGCTGGGCGCCAAGCTGAGCCGCGACGAGCGCTGGCTGAAGGTCTTCAATGAGCACCTCGAAGCTGGCCTGTTCGCTGAGAATGGTGGCTTCCTGTTGCAGGCAGAGGTCCTGACCATTGGCGATGACGGGAAGTACAAGCCCTGCGCTGAGATCGCCGGCGACCTGCGCCGCATGCAGCCTATCCCACTGGATCGCCTGCGTTTCGTGGCGTTCGACATCATCCCGTTCGACGCTGTACGGAGCGGCAAGGACTACGAGGTGTTCCAAGAGGTCCGCACAGGGCACATGCTGCACCAGATTACGGCCATCACGAACCGCTTCCCGGAGCTGAACATCCGACCGGTAGCGACCCAAGCGGCCTACTCGCTGGAGCACCTGACGGCCCTGTACGAGACTGCGCGCCACAACAGCAAAGAAGGCGTGGTCGCTAAGGACCCTCTCGGTCACTGGAAGCGCGGTAAGAAAACCGGCCAGTGGAAAGTGAAGCCTGACGACTCCTGCGATGGTGTCGTTACGGGGCTCATGTGGGGCACGCCCGGTCTCGCCAACGAAGGCAAGGTGATCGGCTTTACGGTTCTCACTGAGCATGGCATTGAGGTCGAGGCGGGCGGTATCACCGAGGCCCAGAAGGATGAATTCAGTCGCGCCGTAGCGGTTGCCTCATTCACCAGTGACAACGAGCTGGGCCATCACGGGCCGAATGAGATCCGTAGTGGCACCCTGCTGTACCGCGTAGGCGACATCGTGAACCCTTACGATGGCTGGGCCTGCAAGATCAACTACATGGAGCGCCTGCCTTCCGGCTCCTACCGCCACCCGAGCTTCGACTCGTTCCGTGGCATCACCGACCCTAAGATCAAGGAGTAACCATTGTGTCTACCATTGCCATCTGCATCGGCTCTACAGTTCTCATCGCTGGCCTTGGAGCTTGGGCCTACGCCATGTGCACCGCACCGCTCCGTAAAGCTGGCCGCGATGCCATCGCTGCCAAGCTCAAGGCTATCGAAGACGAGCAGCGCCGGGGCCGTGAAGCCAAAGAGTGGGCCGACACCAAGTCGGTCACCCTGAGGATCCTCGAAGAGGCCATACGCACCTCAGGTGACCACCAGTTCACTCCTCACGGTCGAGTGGCAAAACATCCAGCACTGAACGACCTGTGCATTGCCCTGAAGTCTGTACCGAACCACGGCGACCGCCTGCGTTGCCTTAACGAGACCGTAGTGGCCCAAGGCAAGCTCATCCGAGAGCTTAAGGGTCAGCTTTCCGAAGTCCAAAAAGCCCTGCAATTGGGTCAACCAGTAGAGTAAGGTCACGAGCCTCATCGACTTCGGTCGGTGGGGCTTTTTGCGTTTAACTTCCAAGGAGACTTGACATGACACCGAAGATCGTGCTAATCCCGCTCGCGGTCATCTTTGCGATCATCATCTGGGGAGCCATTATGGGACCCGGTGGCGGCGAGCACAGGATTGACGAGAACATCTGGGACGACCCGGATTAAAAACCCACACAATAGAAAGACCCGAACCGACCATCACAGAGGAGATTATTTCCGTGAGCAAAACCATCCTACTGCTGGGCCTGACCTCAACCCGAGGCCGCTCCGGCAAAGACACCCTGATCGAAGAGCTGACCAAGCAGGGCCATGTGGTCCATCGCGTGGCCTTCGGTGATGTGCTGAAAGAGCAGGCCGCTATCGCCATGGCGAATCCTGAAGTGTTCTCGTCCGAGGAGCTTCTGGAGTTCTTCCATACTGACGCGAAGGACCACGAGATGCCCGGCCTGACCATCGACAACCTGCCTGAAGGCGACTACAAGTCGTTCCTGCTGGCCAATGGACATGAGCCTCACGCTCTGCGCACACCACGCTGGCACCTCCAGCAGTACGGCACCGAGTACCGCCGTGTGCACCTCGGGAACCCTAACGTGTGGCTGAACGAGGGCCTGAAGAAGATCAAGGAGGTCCCGATGGGTACCACTGTGGTCGTCGTTACGGACCTGCGCCAGCGCAACGAATATATCGCCCTGAGCAACCTGAACGAGCAAGGCTTCATGGCCCGTCTGGTCCGCATTCAGCGCATGTGGTTCGTGGAGGGTGTCGATGACGCCGAGTTCCATCAGACCGACTTGGACCTGATTGGCTTCTATATGAACGCCGTGGTCCTCAATGAGTGGGGCCAGCAGGCTGCCATGGTTACCCAGCTGCGTGAACAAGGGGTAGACGTATGAATGTCGAAAAGCAAAAGATGAAACGCTTCGAGGCCGAACTGGTCGGCAAATTCACCAGCTCGTGGGTCCCTGTATGGGCTCGCAATGTCGATGAGGCCCTTGAGGCTGCCGAGATGGAATATGGCGAGGACAACGTGGGCCGTGTGCGTCCCAAGGAGGTCGAATGAGCGCCGTACTTCCTACCGTTCTGGTATCCGTTAAGGAACTGGAGGAACTCCGTAAGGATTCAAACCACCTTCGCATGCTGATCAACCGTGGCGTGGACAACTGGGACGGCTATGTGGGCCGAAACCATGAGGACTGCGACGAGTGTGGTCTGGATGAAGACGACTGCGAATGTGAGCGACCGGAGGTGGCCCAATGAACTACGCCCAAGGCGGGACCCGTGCGTTGCCTGACGGCTTTCTGCACGTTCAGAACTTCACCGTGACCAAGGCGAGCGGCATAGAGGGAGCCATCTGGGCCTACCTGATGACCCCGGCCATGAAGCTCGAAGTGGAGCAGTACCTGTGGTCAGTGGCAATTGCCCTTGAGCAGGCCGCTGGTGTCGAGCATACCGGTGCGGCTGTGCGTGACGACAAGCACGACTGCCATCGCTTCCGTAAGGCGTTCCTGAGGATTCACTTCAAGTACGCGGTCCATGAGGTACTCGGAAAGAACAACGTGAGCGCCGTTGAGCTGTTCGCTCAGGCCCTGTTCGATTCGCGCCGACAACTGGCGGGTTAAAAACCCACACAATAGAAAGACCCTTTTGACTGACTCAAGGAGAAACACAATGGCTGCAAAGAAAGTTCTGTTCACCACTCCAATCGGCATCGCTGCTCCGTACGCTTCGTTGCAGAAGCCAGACTACGGTTCGGCTGAGTTCCCGCAACCGCGCGGCGAGTACAAAGTCAACCTGATCGTTCCGATGGACAAGGCCGCTCCTCTGATGGCCAAGCTCCAGAAGATCGCTGACGACTCCTATGCGGAGATGCTGGCCGAACACAAGGCCAACCCTCCGAAGGTCCAGCCGGGCAAGAAGCCTGTTCAGCCGCGCCAAGGCGACATGCCGTGGTTCGAGGACGGCAATGGCAACGTGGTCTTCAAGTTCAAGTGCTATGCCTCGTACGAGAAAGACGGCGAGAAGCGTGACATCAACATCAAGGTGGCTGACAGCCGTGGCAAGAAGATCGAAGTGGTTCCGAACATCTCGGGTGGCTCCGAACTGAAGGTCCGCTTCAGCGTCTTCCCGTACAAGTGGAACCCGACTGTTGGCGCCAGCGTCAAGCTGCAACTGGACGGCGTGATGCTGATCAAGCTGGTCGAGTTCGGTGGTGGCGATGATGACTGGGGCGACGAAGTGGTCGAAGGCGGTTACGAGGATGACTCGTATGACCGCGAAGGCTTCGATCAGGGCCACGGTGATGAGCCCGAGGACGACACCCCGGCTGCTGACGACGACTTCTGATGGCTGGCCAGTACGCCGGACCACGCAATGCCCGGACGGGGATCTACCGTTCGGGTCTTGAGGAGCGTAACGTGGCTCACTGTCGCAAGCTCGGTGTCGAACCGGGCTTTGAGACCCATTACATCAACTACGTGGTGCCTGCGCGGAACGCCAAGTACAATCCAGACTTCCTGCTGCCCAATGGGATCCTTGTGGAGACCAAAGGGTTGTTCGATGTCGAGGACCGCAAAAAGCACTTGCTGATCCGTGAGCAGTACCCAGAGCTGGACATCCGGCTGGTCTTCAGCTCCTCCAAGAGCAAGATCTACAGCGGCAGTCCGACCAGTTACGCCGACTGGTGCAACAAACACGGCATCCAATTCGCTGACAAGCTGATCCCGGCAAGTTGGCTCAAAGAACCCAAGAAGGAGATCCCAGCGGGCATCCTGATCGCGAAGAAGTAAGGAGGGCCGTATGGCTGGAGTCAAATTTAAGGAGCGCTTGAGTACCAAGATGATCGTTGTGCACTGTTCGGCCACCAAGGCCAGCATGGACATCGGTCGTAAAGAGATCCAAATGTGGCACGTTCAGCAAGGCTGGCTGGCCATTGGGTACCACCTCGTGATTCGTCGCGACGGTACCATCGAGCAAGGCCGACCACACAAGGCCATCGGGTCCCACGTTAAGGGTCACAACAGTGACTCCATCGGGATCTGCCTCGTGGGCGGTATCGACGACTCGGGGAAACCTGAGGACAACTTCACGGACCAGCAAAAGGCTGCGCTGAGCGGCCTGCTGTGGGACATGACGCAATCTGGCGTGACCTATGGGGACACCTATAAGGAGCTGCCAGTGGTTGGTCACCGTGATCTCGATAGTGGTAAAGCCTGCCCGAGCTTCGATGTGAAGGCATGGTGGGCCGCTCAGATCAATTAGAGGAGGACGTATGTTCCGAGTGATGATCCGTACAGGTGACGGCTTCATGCCGACCCAGTGGGGAAACAGTACGTCCCACTTGGAGAGCAGCCGAGAGGTCTTCAAGGGAGTTCCCACATTCAAGCAGGGAGTATCGGCGCTGCGCGAGGCGTGTGAGTCGTATCCATACGAACATTACCGGCTCGTACGTGCCTAAAACCCACACAATAGATGGACCTCTTCATGGGGTCCTCTACCTATCGTTCAACAGAGGAGACTATTTCCGATGAGCGCAACCCGTGATGATGTGATCCGTGCGATCAATCTGCGTGACCAACTGGAGGCCCTCGGGTTCTCTGTAGTGATTGCTGGCGGCTTCTGCCGTGACGTTTACTTCGGTGAGCCTCCCAAGGACATCGACATCGTGGTCGCTGGCGCCAACCGTGAGGACCCAATGGCCTCTGTAGCGCTGGCCTTGGCGACCCTCGAAGTCACCTGTCAGGCTTTCCATGTGTATAACGGCGCCAGCTCTGATCGACTGATCGGCGGCTTCAAGTGCACTGGTAACGTCGATGTGGTTGTCTATGACATCCGCGATGCGCTGGATTCCCCGGAGCACTTCGACTTCAACCTGAACCAGTTTATGCTCAAGGGTGCTGACTTCGAGTCGGCCTACGTCTACTACGTGGGTGACACCTCGTGGCATGAAGGTCTCGTCCCGGTCCGTCAGGACTACAGCGATGACCGCCGCAACAAGATGCGTGAGAAGTGGCTGAACCTGACTTGGCGTTTCCCGGAAGGCTCAGGCCCAGCCCGTGTTCACCTGAAGGACGCCGTGTTCCACAATCCAGACCTGTAAGGAGTCCCTAATGTCCCATGAAGATCGTGAAGAGGCCGTACTGCTCCACAAGGGCCCATGCGACCACTGTGGATCGTCCGATGCCCGTGCGGTCTATTCGGACGGCCATTCGTTCTGCTTTGCGTGTCCTGAAGAGACCGCATGGCAGGCCGGTGAGGACTATCAAGGGTCCCAGAAGGAGGGCGTAGGCAAGACCCGTAGCGAGGGCACCATAAGCTTCAGTGAGAAGCAGGGCCGGTACGCTGCGTTGCCCAAGCGGGGACTCATGGAGGCTGTCTGCCGTCAGTACGGCTACTGGCTGGGCACCTTCAACGGTGAGACCAAGCAGGTTGCCAACTACTACGGCGATGACGGCTCCATCGTGGCCCAGAAGGTCCGCGACAGGAACAAGGAGTTCTTCATTGCTGGCTCAATGCCCAAGGACGCTCTCTTCGGGAAGCACCTGTGGTCGGGCGGCAAGAAGGTAGTGGTCACAGAAGGCGAGATCGACTGCCTGACAGTGGCCCAGCTCCAAGGCGGTAAGTACCCTGTGGTCTCCATTCCACGCGGTGCGAAGGACGCCAAGAAGACCATCGCGGCCAACAAGGATTGGTTCAGCGGGTTCCAAGAGATCATCCTGATGTTCGACATGGACGAGGATGGCCGTAAGGCTGCTCTGGAAGCCGCTGAGGTGCTCCCTGCGGGCCGTGTGTTCATCGCCAAGCTTCCCCTCAAGGATGCCAACGAGTGCATCCTGAATGGCCATGCAAAGGCCGTGATGGACCAGATCTGGAACGCTGAGAAGTACGTCCCGGATGGCGTGGTCTCGGCTAAGAGCCTCAAGGAGCGCATCAAGGCTAAGAAGCTGGCCGCATCGCTACCACTGGTCGCGCCATACAAGCTCAAGAAAATGACCAAGGACATGCGTGAAGGGGAGGTAATCCTCATCACTTCGGGCTCCGGCTCCGGCAAGTCCACGTTCGTTCGACAGAACGTTCACAACCTGTTCTCCAATTCCGGCATCCCTGTTGGGGTTGCGATGCTTGAGGAATCCGTTGAGGAAACCGTACAGGACATCGTGGGATTGGAGATGGGCAAACGGATCCGTCAGGAACCGGATAGTTACACTGAGGAACAGTTCGACGAGACCTTTGACAGGATCTTCGAGAGCGACCTGCTGCACCTTTACGACTCCTTTGCGGAATCCGCTGAGGACCGCCTGATGGCTCGATTGGAGTACATGGTGGACGTTGAGGGCTGCAAGGTAATCGTACTGGACCACGTGTCCATTGTGATCTCAGCGATGGATGGCGACACGGATGAACGGAAGATGATCGACCGCTTGATGACCAAGCTGAAGTCATTCGCCAAGTCCAAGTCCGTATGCGTGTTCGTCATCTGTCACCTCAAGAACCCCGACAAGGGGAAACCTCACGAGGAAGGTCGGCCCGTCATGGCCACTGACCTGCGGGGCTCAGGCGGTCTGCGCCAGCTCTCCGACACCATCATCGCGGTGGAGCGGAACCAGCAGGGAGCAAACCCTAACCTGATCCTGTTCAGGGTCCTGAAGTGCCGGTTCACTGGCGAGACGGGCCCGGCAGGCTACATGGAATACAACAAGTTCACCGGTCGATTGGAGCCGAAGCCTGAGAACTGGTCCCCGAAAGAGGACGAGGACGATGAGCCCTTCGGTGACGACTTCGATCCGGGCGACATCCCAGACCACATGAAAGAAGGAGATTTCTGATGAAAGCCCTGCGCAACTTCGACATCGTAACCGCTCTGGTCGTTCTGGCCGGTAAGATCCAGCAACGCCGCGTGGAGAAACTGAAGGACCGTGAAGCGGCCCTGAAAGCCACCATCAAGTTCGCCACCGAGGCCCTGATCGACGCAGAACGTGACCGCCAGTCGGCACAACAGCGCCATCGTAAGATCGGTGAGTGATCCAAAAGCCTTCCCTTAGTGGAGGGCTTTTCAGTCAACCACTCTTGACAGAAGGAGGACGACATGATCGTTTCTGACATCGAGGCGAACGGCCTCCTTGAGCGCAAAGACCTCAAGTTCCACTGTGGCTTCATCGCGGATGCCTTCACGGGTGTCTTCGAGGGCTACCGACCCGACAACGTGCTGGACTACATCAAGGCCCTCGAAGCGGAAGCGGCGAAGCCTGATGGTCTCATCGTGTTCCACAACGGGATCAAGTACGACATCCCGGCCCTCGCCAAGATCAAGAAGTCCCTGACCGGCAAGAACCTGAACATCCCGCGCCAAAAGGTGCTGGACACTCTGGTCCTCTCCCGGTTGCTCCATGCGAACCTGAAGAACACTGACGCCGGTCTGCTCCGTAAGGGGATCCTGCCCGGTGATCGCTACGGCTCGCACTCTCTGGAGGCGTGGGGCTATCGTCTCGGTGAGATGAAGGGCGAGTACAAGGACGACTTCAAGCGAGACCTTGCGGCCCGTGGGGAGACCTACGTGGACGGCATGGAGTGGGAGCACTTCAATGAGCCAATGTACGACTACTGCGAGCAGGACGTAAGGGTCACCCTGAAGCTCCTCCGCAAGTTCCTCGCTGATAAGTTCTACTTCGGAAGCGATGTGGCACCTAACGGTGAGCAGTGGATGGGCGGTATACGTGCGGTGCGATTGGAGCACGAAGCGGCGTGGACCTTGGCCCAGATGGAACGTAATGGGTTCCCATTCAACAAGCAGAAGGCCGAGCGCCTCTATCAGGAACTGGCGGCTGAGCGCAGCGACCTCTTGGTCAAGCTGATCGAGACCTTCGGGACTTGGTGGGCACCTACCAAGGGCACTGAGCCGTTCCTGCATCCGAAGACCGGTAAGGTCCTCTCGAAGTATCCTATGGTCAAGCGAGCCAAGTCAGGCAACGCTGACGGCCATTGCGGTAAGACCAAGAAGAACCCGAAAGGTGTCAAGGAGAAATCCCCATACGTCGCCGGGTGCATCTACACACCTATCGAGCACATCACGTTCTCCCCAACGAGCCGTGACCACATCCAGAAGGTCCTGAAGGACGCCGGATGGGAACCCACTGAGTTCACCGACAAAGGTGCGCCTATTGTGGACGATGAGACCCTTGAGGGCGTCACCGTTGATGACCCTGTGAAGCAGGCCGCCATCACCCTGATCCAGCGCTACCTCATGATCCAGAAGCGGATTGGTCAACTGGCCGAGGGCAAGAAAGCGTGGCTCCTCTACTGCGAGACTGAAGATGGATTTATACACGGATCAATCAATCCCAATGGCGCTGGTACGGGACGAGCTACGCACAGCCACCCCAACATGGGCCAAGTGCCGAGTGCAAAATCCCCATACGGGCCTGAATGCAGGGAACTCTTTGGCGCCGCATACGCCTCTCACCTGCCCGGATGGGAAGCCGTCGTCCAAGTGGGTCGAGACGCATCGGGCCTTGAGCTGCGCTGCCTTGGTCACTTTGGAGCTAAGTTCGATGGTGGAGCATACGTCGAACAGGTCCTTAACGGTGACGTACACTGGGCGAACGCAGTCGCAGCCGGTATTGCAAAGGATCCGGTAAGGATCAAAGGCGATGAGCAGCACGACCGCTGGCGTGACAACGCGAAGACCTTCATCTACGCGTTCCTGTACGGTGCCGGTAACGGCAAGATCGGACAGATCGTAGGTGGCGGTGAGTCCCACGGTAAGGCTCTGAAGAAGTCCTTCTTGGAGAACACCCCGGTCATCAAGTCCCTTTCGGACTCCCTGATCGAGGCTCTCGTAGCCGAACAGAAGTGGAACAACGTGACCAAGCGGTTCGACCTCAAGTGGAAGCGTAAGTGGATCAAAGGCCTTGACGGTCGTATGGTTCACATCAGGTCGCCTCACAGTGCCCTGAACTTCCTGCTGCAAGGCGCCGGTGCGGTCATCTGCAAGGCGTGGGTAGTGGAGACTGAGCGGCTCCTTATGGAGCAGGGCCTTCACCATGGATGGTACCGAGAAGACGGTACGCCGGGCGACTTCTGCTTCATGGCGTGGGTCCACGATGAACTACAGATCGCTGCACGTAACCCGGAGATCGCTGAAGTTGTCCACGCGGCCTGTCAACAGGCGATCCGTAACATTGGTGAAGAGTTCGGCATCCGTTGCCAGCTTGACACCGAGGGCCATACCGGTCCGACTTGGCGCGAATGCCACTAATAGAGGAGACCTATCAAATGTCGATGACCCATAAGTTCAACGTCTCGCTGGAATGCACCGTAGTGTCCTCGCAGGAGGCCGTTGATGGCCTGAAGGTGGCCCGTGCGGCCCTGCGTGCTTCCCGGGAGACCGAGGCCGGTAAGGCCAAGTACGCGACCCTCACGGGCGGTCAGAAGTTCTTGCAGGACCTGTTCATGAGCGACAAGACCGACGAAGAAGTGGTCGTGCAGATCCTGCGCAACGGCCTGCGAGACATCCTCGGTGAGACCGCGAAGGAGGCGACCGACAGTTCTCAGACCGTCCGCTTCGGGAACATCTCGGTGAAGGTGCGCGAATGAACGAGTACCTGAACGTCCTCTGGGCGATCAAAAAGAACGCGCAGAGCTACCAGTCTGACTACGTGCGGAAGCACATCAAGCTGGTCAACGAGGCGTCGAGCCGGGGGCACATCTCGTGCCTCTCGACTGCCGGTAAGAATATGGGCTTCTGGTCGCTGACTACACGCGGCCAAGAGTTCCTCAATCAGTACGGAGGTGCACTGTGAAGTACTGCTACACTATCCCGTGCATCAAGTGCGGCTTTCCTGATTGGCTGAGCTGCTTCTGTGAACGCTACCGCTACAAGGAGGTGACCCAGTGAGTGACAAAAAGATGACCATCGGTCTCGCCTTGGACATGGACTATCTGATCTTCAGTGCGATGAGCGCCAGCGAGAGCGAGATGGACTGGGGCGATGACGTATGGACGCTGGAGTGCGACCACAAGCAGGCCCGTTCGATCATGTACGGCACCATCAAGCAGATCCGTAAGGAGATCGCCAAGCAGCTCGAAAAGCGCTGGCCGAAGCTGAAGGGCGCCTACGAATTCAAAGAGATCTGCGTGATCTCCGGTAAGGGCAACTTCCGGTTGGACATTCTGGAGTCCTATAAGGGCAACCGTGTGACCAAGCGGAAGCCTGTGGGCTACCCAGCGTTCTGCGAGTCCACCATGGAGCACTTCGAGGCCAATGGCGTTGACAATGCGTTCCGCTGGGATGGCGTTGAGGGTGACGATGTGATCGGCATCCTGATGACCAAGCCTGAGCTTGCTGGTTGTGATCGGGTCATCGGCGTGTCCTGTGACAAGGACTTCAACACCATCCCCGGTGACTTCTTCTGGCTGACCCACATGCAGCTGGTGCGTAACGACCTCGCTGCGGCTGACAAGTGGCACATGCGGCAGACCTGCATGGGCGACACCACGGATGGCTACGGGGGCATTCCGCAAGTCGGTGAGTCCTTCGAGGGCGACCTGATGGCGTGGCTTGATGAGCCGAAGTTCTACGAGCAGTACCAGCACGAGATGCTTCGTGGGCCCCGCAAGGGCCAGTTCGAGACCCGTACTCGTGTCACCGAGCGGCCTGAAGGTTCCACCCTGTGGGACTGCATGGTCTCCCTTGCTGCGTGCAATGGGATGTCCGAAGAGGACCTCTTGGTTCAAGCCCGTTGTGCTCGCATCTTGCGGGCATCGGACTGGGACTTCGAGAAAAAGGAACCGATCCTGTGGGTTCCCGGTAAGTAAGCGCTAACCGCTATAGGAGGTTGCTCTGGTGAGTGTCGGAATTAAAACCCCACACAATAGACAGACAGCCTCCTATGGGGTGAAACCCTTATACTTTAAGATCACTTTAAGAGGAGGCATTCATGCTCAAGGAAATCCAGCATTACATCGACCATCCTGATGACGTACCGGGCATTACCGATGCAGCCGCTACGTTCCTGAAGGTCCGCCTTAACCCGGCCTACCTGATGCGCACTGGCGTTACCGATGCCTTGCAGAAACAGGGCTGGTCTGATGCGAAGCTCATGGGGTTCCTTGAGGGTCTCTCTGCGGCAGTTGAGTTAGTTGAACTGATGCAGAATCCACCTGACACGGAGGACCTACCGAATGTGCTTCAGCAGTAAGATGAAGGTTCCGAAGCCGACTCAGGAGCAGCTCAAAGCGCCCGAGCCGGTTCTCTTGGAGCCACCTAAAGGGATCGAAGTGGGTGATGGGTCCGATGATTCCCAGCCTACGAGCTCTGTAACTGGTCGCGCCTCAGTGACCATCCCTAAGACCGGCGAGGGGACCCAAGGCTCCTATGCGAGCGACACTGGGTTCAAGTCGCCTTCCCTCAACCGCGCCATGAAGCGCACCAGCTAAGGAGACCATTATGTCCTTCGGCAAGAAACTCAAGAAGGCTTTCAAGAAGGTCACCAAAGTGGCCACCAAGGTCGTAGGGTCCACCATCGGCGGTGGTCTGATTGGCGTGGGTCAAGACAAAGGCGCCGGTTCGGCTCCTGATGTCGCACCTCCACCGGTCCAAGCGGCCCCTCAAGAGGTCGCAAAGGAAGTGGCGACCGAAGAGGCTACCACTGACACCGAATCGGCCAAGAAGGCTGCACGTGCCAGAGGCAAGAAGGGCCTGAGCGTGGCGCGCAGTTCCGGCACTGGGGTCAACATCTAAGGAGGTGAGCTATGGCAGGTGATCGCCAAGGGCTCGCAGAGGAAGGCGCAAAGGCAACGTACGACCGCCTGAAGACCGACCGATCCCCTTACGAGACCCGTGCAGAGAACTGCGCGAAAGTAACAATCGGCTCGCTGTTCCCGGCTGAGTCCGACAACGCCTCGACCAACTACGCCACCCCATGGCAGGCCGTAGGGGCCCGAGGAGTCAACAACCTGTCCGCCAAAGTCCACCTTGCGTTGTTCCCTCTGGAGCCGTGGATGAAGCTGAAGGTCTCCGAATGGCAAGCCAAGCAGATGCTCGGCAACCCTGAGGACCTCGCAGCCGTCGAAGCGGGCCTGAGCATGGTTGAAAGGGTCATGATGTCCTACATGGAGGCCAACTCCTACAGGACCACGCTGCACGAACTGATCCGTCAGTTGGTCGTGGCTGGCAACGCTCTGCTGTACCTACCGAACCCTGAAGGTACACAAGGCTCCCCGATGAAGATGTACACCATGCACAACTACGTCTGCCAGCGCGACTCCTTCGGGAACGTCTTGCAGATCGTGACGTTGGACAAGGTGGCCTTCGCGGCACTCCCAGAGGACGTACGGTCCAAGCTGGACGGTGACAGGACCCCTGACGAAGAGGTTGAGGTCTACACGCATGTCTACCGTGACGATGAGTCCGGTGACTTCCTGTCCTATCAGGAGGTGGACGGCGAGGAGATCGAAGGCACCGATGGCCAGTACCCCGTGGATGCAATGCCATGGATCGCTGTCCGATGGACCAAGCGTGACGGTGAGCACTACGGTCGAAGCCATGTCGAGGAGTATCTTGGTGACCTTCAGTCCCTTGAGAACCTCAGCGAGGCCATGATCAAGTTCAGCATGATTGCCTCCAAGGTGATCGGCTTGGTCAATCCGAATGGCGTGACTCAGGTACGTCGATTGACCTCTGCCCAGACTGGCGCCTTCGTGCCCGGTCGTAAAGCTGACATCGAGTTCTTGCAGCTCGAAAAGGCCGCAGACTTCAACATCGCCAAGGCCGTTGCCGACAACATCGAGTCTCGCCTCTCGTACGTCTTCATGCTCAACTCTGCTGTCCAGCGGGGCGGTGAGCGTGTGACTGCCGAGGAGATCCGGTACGTCGCCCGTGAGCTGGAAGATACCCTTGGCGGGGTCTATTCGATCCTCTCTCAGGAACTCCAGCTGCCAATCGTGCGAATCCTGCTGAACCAGCTTCAGGCTACCCAGCAGATCCCAGACCTCCCAACGGAGGCCGTCGAGCCTACGGTAAGTACCGGTGCGGAAGCGCTCGGTCGCGGTCAGGACCTCGACAAGATGCTTCAGTTCCTCAATGCGTTGACCATGGTGACCCCATTGGAGAACGATCAGGACCTGAACGTCAAGACCCTCAAGCTTCGCATTGCGCAGGCCATTGGGGTCGATACGACCAACTTGATCCTCACCGAGGACGAGAAGGCACAACGCATGGCCGAGAATATGGCGAACACCGGTGGCGAAGCCCTTGCGGCTCAAGCTGGTGCAGGCATGGGCGCTCTGGCCACTCAAGATCCACAAGCCTTAACGGCATCCGCAGCGTCTATCGGCGCGGCCCCACTACAGTAAGGAGACATAAATGTCCGGTGAATCCCAAGCTTCCGTATACGCCTCGTTCGGCGTCCAATCCATGGTCCTCTCCGGTGAGAACATCGAGGAGCACCGCCAAGCCATGCTGGAAGAAGACGTTGCGGTCCGCGATGGCGATGACCAGATCGTGCTGAACCCCGAGGCTGACAACGTGACCGTGAAGGACCTCACCGAGGACCCTTACGGCCAAGAAGACCGTACCGAAATCACCATCCCAACCGAAGGGGATCTCGAAACCGAGGTCGATGAAGACGCTCAGGAAGGGTCCAGCGAGGAAGGCGATGGTGAGCAGGAAGGCGGCGAAGAGCAGCCCGGTGAAGTCGGTGACCAACTGGGTGAACCTTCCGATGAGCTGACCAAGGCATCTGCCGAGATCAAAGAGTACGCCGATGGGTTCGCCCAGATGCGCGCTCAGGCTGTCTCCAATGGCCTCTCCGAGGAGATGGCCGCTCAGGTTGAAGCTGAGTACGAGAATGACGGCCAGCTCTCTGAAGCCTCGCTGGAGGCCCTCAAGGCCGCTGGGTTCTCCCCTGCGTTCGTGAAGTCCTTCATTCAGGGTCAAGAGGCGATGGCAACGGCCTACGTCAACTCCATCGTTGAGTACGCTGGTGGTAAGGCCCAGTGGGATGTCCTGATCGGTCACCTTCAGAGCAACTCGCCGGACACCGTTGAGGTCCTCGAAGCGGCTATCCAGCGTCAAGACCTCGCGGCCATCCGTGCCACCATCAACCTCGCCAAGACCAGCCACAAGGCCAAGTTCGGTAAGGCCCCTGCGCGTACCGTAACCAAGGCCGCACCGGCCACCAAGCAGGGCAAAGAGCCCGTCAAGGCGGAAGGCTTCAAGTCTCAGGACGAGATGGTCAAGGCGATGATGGATCGTCGTTACGGCACCGATGCGGCCTACCGCAACGAAGTACGACGCAAGGTCGAAGCGTCCAACTGGTAAGGCACCAGATTTAAAAACCCACACAATAGACAGAGGGAGCCGTTCCGTGCTCCTTCTGGACCCAATTTCTGACTCAAGGAGAACTACATATGGCAACTCTGAACAACGGCACCAAGCAAGGCCAGAACCAAGGCAAGGGCGTAACCGCTGCCGATAAACTGGCTCTGTTCCTGAAGGTATTCGGTGGCGAAGTCCTGACCGCCTTCAAGCGCCGCTCGGTGACCATGGACAAACACATGGTCCGCACCATCCAGTCCGGTAAGTCCGCACAGTTCCCTGTAATGGGTCGCACCGCTGGCTTCTACCTGCTGCCGGGCGAGGACATCGACGACAAGCAAGGTGACATCAAGCACACCGAGAAGGTCATCACCATCGACGGCCTGCTGGTATCGGCGGTCATGATCTTCGACATCGAAGACGCGATGAACCACTACGATGTCTCCTCGGAATACTCGGCCCAGCTGGGTGAAGCTCTGGCGATCTCCGCTGACGGTGCCGTTCTGGCTGAAATGGCCGCTCTGTGCAACCTGCCTGCCGCAACCAACGAGAACATCGCTGGTCTGGGCACCGCATCGGTTCTGGAAGTGGGCAAGGCCGCTGACCTGACCGATCCTGAAGCTCTGGGCAAGGCGATCCTGAAGCAGCTGACTCTGGCCCGTGCCAAGCTGACCCGCAACTACGTCCCAGCCTCGGACCGCTTCTTCTACACCACTCCTGAGAACTACTCGGCCATCCTCTCGGCCCTGATGCCTAACGCTGCCAACTACGCTGCGCTGATCGACCCGGAAACCGGCAACATCCGCAACGTCATGGGCTTCGTGGTAATCGAGGTTCCGCATCTTGTCGTTGGTGGCTCGGGCGACAACCTCGCTGGTGCCAACCAGAAGCACGCCTTCCCGGCTACCGCTGGTGGCGATGTCAAGGTTGCCAAGGACAACGTGGTCGGCCTGTTCAACCACCGTTCGGCTGTCGGTACCGTGAAGCTGAAGGACATGGCTCTGGAGCGTGCTCGCCGTGCCAACTACCAAGGTGACCAGATCATCGGCAAGTACGCGATGGGTCACGGCGGTCTGCGCCCTGAAGCAGCAGGTGCACTGGTTTTCAGCCCAGCGGCGTAACAACCTTTGCCGCATTGACCAGTGTTTCACCCGAGACGCTGACCCTCTCGCAGAAGACGATGACTCTTGACGTAGGGGCATCGAAGGCCCTTACAGTTGCCGAAGGTGTCGAAGTCGTGTGGTCCTCTTCGGATGACCTCGTGGCTACCGTGACTGACGGCCTCGTGAGCGCAGTGTCGAGCGGCAAGGCGAACGTAACGGCCACCTATGGTGACCTGACTGCGACCTGCGTGGTTACCGTTCGATAAGCTGAAACCAAACCCCTTGGGTCCCATAACGGGGCTTGAGGGGTTTTTATTTAGAACAGGAGGAGCTATGGCTCTACAAGATGAATCTCTGGACTACGCCGAGGAGCTTGGAGCTGTCAATGACATCCTCGCGGCCATCGGTGAGGCCCCTGTGAACACTCTCGAAGGTGAGACGGGGGTAGACGTAGCGAACGCCCGTAAGATCCTCACAAACGTGAACCGTGAGGTCCAATCGAAGGGCTGGACGTTCAACATCGAGACCGGCGTCACGCTGAGCCCAGACCTGCTGACAGGCCACATCTGGTACCTTCAGGAGTACCTGCGGATGACCGTAGGAGGAGGTGCGACGGTCTACATCAAGCGTGGTGACTACGTGTACGACACATCGACCCGTAGCGACATCTTCACGGGACCCATTGTGGTCGACCTGATCCGACTCCGTGGCTTCAACCAGATGCCGGAGTGCTTCAAGGCGTACATCATCACCAAGGCCTCTCGGCGGTTCAACACGTTCTTCTTCGGGGCGGGCGAGGTGGAAGGCCTGCTGGCACTCAACGAGGAGGAGCAGTATCGTGCTTGCATGGAGTATGAAATGGACTTCGGCCAATTCAACATGCTGGACGGTGACGCATTCGTTCAGGGTCTACTCAACCGATAAGGAGGGCATATGCCACTTTCGAGTCAAAGCATCAAGAACCTTAAGGGTGGCATTTCCCAGCAGCCTGACGTGTTGCGCTACCCTAACCAAGGAGCCCAGCAGATCAACGGCTGGTCCTCGGAGACCAAGGGCCTTCAGAAGCGACCACCTCTGGTGTTCATTAAGAGGCTCGCTGAGTCTGGCCACTTCGGAACCAAGCCGCTGGTACACTTGATTAACCGTGACGCCTTCGAGCAGTACCAGCTGATATTCCATAACGGGGCCCTTACGATCTTCGACTTGGCTGGGAACAACTACCCAGTCTCCGGGTCCCTCTCGTACATCGCAACGGCGAACCCAAGGGAGGACCTAAGGCTCCTCACGGTGGCCGACTACACGTTCATCCTGAACCGCACCAAGACCGTCGAGATGAGCAGCGAGCTGACCCACACTGGTTACCCTGCGTTGAACTCTCGGGCACTTGTGAGCTGCCGAGGTGGACAGTACGGGCGCACCCTTCGCATCCGTGCCAATGGCGTTGAGCTGGCTTCGTATGAGCTGCCTGATGGCCTCGCTGAGAACAACACTGAGCTCAGTAAAGAGGTTGCCGCAATGGACGCACAGGCCATCGTGAAAGAGCTCGTCAAGCGGGTGAACGCTGGCACAGCAACGCATGGGTTCTCTGCGGCAGAAGGGCCGAGCCATCTGGTCATCTACGGCAACGGACAGCCGATCAACAACATCTACACCGAGGATGGGTATGCTGACCAGCTCATCAGCGGACTGATCTACCAAGTGCAGACAACCACCAAGTTGCCCATTACGGCCCCTGCTGGGTACCTCGTGGAGATTACCGGTGAGGCTTCCCGCTCTGGGGACAACTACTGGGTCCGATATGACGGTGCCGCTAAGGTCTGGAAGGAGACTGTGAAGCCGGGCATAATCTCTGGCATCAACCCGGGCACCATGCCTCACGCCTTGATTCGTCAGGCAGACGGTACGTTCTCTTTCGGGCCCCTTACGTGGGCTAAGCGGACCGCTGGCGACGATGAGACCAACCCGATGCCGAGCCTCGTGGACAACAAGTTGAACGATGTGTTCTTCTTCAGGAACCGACTTGGGTTCCTAAGCGGCGAGAACATCATCATGAGCAAGACAGCCAAGTATTTCCAGCTGTTCCCGAGCAGCGTTGCGGCAAGTGCTGACGACGACCCGATTGACGTAGCGGTGTCCCACAGCCGGATCTCCATTCTCAAGTACGCCGTTCCGTTCTCCGAGCAGCTCCTGCTGTGGTCCGATCAGGCTCAGTTTACGCTGACCTCTTCAGGGGTCCTCAGTGCCAAGACGGCTCAGCTGGACCTCACCACGGAGTTCGACGTGCTGGACGCTGCGAGACCTTACGGCCTTGGCCGTGGCGTGTACTTCGCTGCCCCACGTGCCCGCTTCTGCTCTATCAAGCGGTACTACGCGGTGGCCGATGTGAGCAACGTGAAGAACGCTGAGGACGTATCGGGCCATGTCCCAACCTACATCCCTAACAAGGTCCACAACGTGAACGGGTCTGGTACCGAGAACTTTGTGTCAGTGCTGACCGATGGCGACCCGTCGAAGGTCTTCATCTACAAGTTCCTGTACCAAGACGAGAACTTAGCTCAGCAGTCGTGGAGCCATTGGACGTTCGGTAAGTGCAAGATCCTCTCGATGTTCTCCATTGGGTCCTACACGTACACCATCATGGACAGAGCCGAGGGAGTTGTACTGGAGCGCCTTGAGTTCACCAATGACACCGTAGACTTCCCCGAGGAGCCGTTCCGGTGCTACGTGGACGGCAAGCGGGCCATTGAGCTGACAGCCTACGATGAGTCCACCGACGAGACCTATTTCAATATTGTGTCCCTGTACGGCGGCGTGCCGGATCCTTCCGAGGTCTTCTGGGTCATCGACAAGGAGGGATGGGCCCAGAGGTTCGACTACGAAGACTGGTCGTCAGGGGTCATCAGGATCCTCGGTGATCGCCGTGGTCAGACCGTGACCGTAGGGCGCTCGTATGAGTTCCTCTACGAGTTCTCGAAGTTCCTCATCAAGACCCAAGCAGACGACGGTACGGTGTCCACTGAGGACTCCGGACGTCTCCAGCTCCGTAAGGTATGGCTGAACTACGAGGGGACTGGTAGCTTCAACATCGAGGTGGACAACGGGCGCAACGTCTTCAAGTCCACCTTGACTGGTGTACGACTTGGCACTGGGTACCGACTCAACATGCTGAACCTCGGCACTGGTCAGTATCGGTTCTCCGTAGCAGGTAACGCAATGAACCAGAAGGTGACCGCAAAGTCTGACAGTCCGCAGCCGCTGAACATCATCGGGTGTGGATTCGAGGGAAACTACATCCGCCGATCCAACGGCATCTGAAACCACACACAATAGGGAGACCACTATGCGTATCGTCAAGACCACCATCGAGCACCTCAAGGAGGCCGCTCAGAACCTCTCGGCTGGTGACCGTGCTGAGTTCGAGGCGATGAAGCCCGGACGTAACCTTGAGCTGGTCCTGCTGCGGTCCTTGGGGGAAACCTCTCGGACCATCGTGGACTGCGAAGGCCGTGTGCTGGCGACTGGTGGCTCCCGTGGGTGCCTGTGGTTCGTCACCACTCATCGTGCGACCATCATGCCGTTCCGTCAGAAGCTGCGTTTCCTGAGGACCCTTGAGGAGCACCTTGCGTGTGTCCGCAGGTTCACCACTCGGGAAGAACGAACCAACTTCGTGCACGAGGAGAACAAACAACACGTGCGCCTTCTGGAGTACCTCGGGGCCGAGTTCGCTATGGCTCCGTGGGTCACCGAGACGGGGGCGCGATTCCGTCAATTCTGGTTGTAAGGAGGTTCTATGTGTGAACCAGTGAGCATCATGGCGGCTACAGGTGTCGCTATGGGTGCAGCCGGTGGCATCATGAGCGCTAAGAACGCAGCGAAAGCTGAAGGCGCCCAAGAGGATGCACGCCGTCGCAACCTTCACGAGCAGTCCACTGCCATGTACCGGTCGCAGGCCGATATGCGCCTTGAGGTGGCCGACAAGCACCAAGAGGCGACCCGGCAGTTGACCAATGTGAACCTGACCGCGCTTCGCAACCGTGGGACCATCAACGCTGCGCTCGGCGAGTCTCTCCTTACGGGGAACTCCATGGAACGCATTCGGCGCGACGTGGAGAACGATGCGAGCAATGAAAAGATGGGCATTCTCGACAACTACGAGCGGGACTATGCGTCTCTGTTCCAGAACGAGGTGGCCAACTATGAGAACACCAAGGCTGCGTTCCGTGGGTCCAAGCCGAACATTCGGACCTCGAAGCTGGCTCATGCACTCAACGTGGTGAACAGCGGGATGCAGGGTGGACTCCAAGGTGCCCAAGTAGGGCAGGCATACAAATCAGCATAAGGAGGCACAATGGCCGATCCAATCTCGAACGCCCTGCGCGGTGTTCAAGCCTTCGGGCAACAAGAGCTGAAGTCGAAGGGCCCTATCAAGGCGGTCGGCCCAGCAGTACACGAAGCTCCTACCGGTGACAACGGCTTGGCCCGTGCCATGCGTGGCTTCATGCAGACCGGTGCCGATGCGTACAGCGCTGTGCGTGAGCAGCAGAAGTCCCGTGCCGAGGAGCGATCCAACGAGATCATCCGCAAGATGACCCCTGAGCAGCGCCGTCAGGCAATTGCTGATGGCACCCTGCTGTACAAGGACGACAAGGATGCGATGGTCCTGCTTCGCCAGAAGACGGGACGTAACGCTGCCTATGAGGTCGATGCGGACATCCAGCAGAAGGTCCAAGCGGGTCAATTCAGGACCCGTAAGGAACTCGATGAGTACCGCCAGCAGCGCCTCGCAGACCGCGCCAAGTCCTACGCTATGGACGCAGGGATCGACCCTGAGGACGTTGATTATCAGCGAGGCTTCAATGCGGATATCGTCCAGCGCAATGCGAGCCTTTACGACCTGCACGGTCAGTTCCTATCGAAGAACCTTGAGGCCCAAGCGTCCATTGAGAGCCGTAACGACCTCGACCCGATCATGTCGGACCCGTCGATTCTGGGCGCCAGCGGCTCGGGCAACCTCGTGGCTTCGTACATCCGTAACGGGCTGACCTCCGGTGAGATCCCAACGGACCGTCAGGCTATCGATGCGATCACCATGGTGGCGCAGGATGCGATTGCACGTGACGGCGGCGAGTTCTTCCTGAAGGACTTCAAGCAGCAGAAGATCAAGGTGAACGGCGCTGAGACGACCATCGAGAATCTGTTGGGCCCTGAGGTCTACCAGAACCTTGAGGTCAAGGCCGCGACCAAGGCATACGAGCGCAACAACGCACGTAACGAGACCTTCCAGCTCGGCATTGCGAACGCTCTCGCCCAGTCCGACCCGGCCACCGGATGGCAGCTCTTGCAGAAGCTTGAGCAGGACAACAACTGGATCCAAGTGGGCGACCAAGTGACACCGCAGCGCCAGCAGCTGACTCAGGCCAAGGCCCAGATGATCGAGGCCGTGAGGCGCAACAGCGCCAATGGTCAAGCAGCCCTCGTTAAGGCCGCACAGGCTGACAACCGGCAGCAGGTCATCGCAGAGGCGTTCGAGAAGCGCATGGCCGATGGCAACATCTCGGTGGACCCTAAGTTCCTCCCAGTGGACGAGAACACCGGTGAGTTCAAGGACTCCGACATGGCGACGTTTGCTCACAACAAGCTGAACCAGATCGACGGCATGAACATCAGCGATGCTGAGAAGGACGCCAAGAAGATGGCCTATCTGAAGGCCGACTATCGAGGTGGCCCGTTCCAAGCCGCATTCGGTACCCTGACTCAGGATGCCCAGCAGGAATGGACCGCAGCGATCCTCCAAGGGAACGCATCGGGCCTCAAGCGGTTCACCGAGCTGCAACGGGTCTACGCGGCCAACCCATCGTTGATGTCCCAGCTCTACCCAGAGCAGGCAGGTCTGATGGAGAAGATGCGCTTGATGGGTGAGAACGGACTTGACCCTCAGATCCTGATCGACGCTGAGCGCAACAAGCCGAAGACCGAGGATGAGCGCCGGTTCCGTGAGGAGCAATGGGCGGCTATCAAGAACGACTCGGCCACTGCGGATGTTCTGAAGTACATTCCGGGGTCCATGGAGGAGATGGCTCGTGCTGTCTTCGATGCCAATACGACCCTCACAGGTGACTCCAGCGCAGCCTCCAAGGCCGTGACGGACTTCCTGAAGAAGAACACCGTGAGCTTCACCAACGACAACGGCTGGACCTCCGCGAACTCCTTCCACGGGATGCTCTCTAAGTCTGACCTTCAGGTGGACCCGAACAACCTCGACTCGTGGCAGGCTGGCGAGCAGCTCATCAAGGAAACCATGGCGGACCTCCAGAAGGACTCCGTATGGGGAGCCTCTGGGTTGTCCGTATCGAGCCGTAACGGGACCATCATCATCCAGAACCTCACTGGCCAACGGATGCTCATCAGTCCCGAGCAGTTCCAGCAGCTGGGTCAGCAGCGAGCCGCTAAGGCCCGTGAAGAAGCCGAGGCGAAAGCTCAGGCCGACCTCCTTCGCCAGCAGCAGATGTACAACGAACAGTTCCGGGGAGCGCCCCGCAAGATGAATTAAGGAGAACCCTATGAGCTTCAATGAAGAGTATGCAAAGCAAGTGGCCGCTGGTCACGAATATGACGCGCTGATCCGCAAGGCTTCCGATGACTACGGCGTGAACTATGACTACCTGCACAAGCAGCTTTTCATGGAGTCGCGCTTCAAGAACGACGCCAAGTCCCCGACAGGTCCGCGTGGTGTCGGCCAGTTCACTCGTGCAACGGGGGCGGCTTACGGGCTGCTTACCGATGCTGACTTCTTCGACCCTGCCAAGTCCATCGACGCAGCCGGTCGTCACATGCGGGACATCCTGAAGGCCACCAACGGTGACTACGTTAAGGCTGGCCTGATGTACAACCAAGGCGGTGGACGTCTGGGCCGCCCGCAGCTGGCCGCTCTGGACGCTGGCGATCTCTCGAAGATCTCCCCTGAAGGCCAGAAGTACATGCGCAACCTGCTGGACGTATCCGGTGAGTCACCGTTCAGTACCCTTCTGGGCGGGACCGCAAAGGCCCCCGTTTCGGGAAAGCCTGAGACCGTAACGTTCGAGGCAGCAACTCAGGGTGTCGGTACGGTCAAGCTTCCAGTGCAGCGTGGTGCAGGCCCTGAGCTGGCCACCATGGGCGTCAAGGGTGCCGATGTTGAGCCCCTGAAGTCTCCCTTTGCGCAACAGGAGTTCGACGCAGCGACCGCCCCTAAGGGGTGGTTCGAGGGGACCGGTGAGGCCGTAAAGGCTGAGCTGGCTACCTCATCGCTGGGCCAGTTGTTCCGCAACGTCACCATCGACTCTGTGGACCCAATGGACGGGTACGCAGCCCCGGACACCTCTGACTGGGGTGACGCAGAGTTCGCCCGTATGCGTGAGGCTGGTATCCCTGCGAGCATGTACGGCTTCGTGTTCGACAACGCACGTGGGAACAAGAACCGATTGGATGATGCACTGGCAATGGCCAAGGAGAACGCCGCGTACCAGAAGAAGGCTCAGGAGCAATCCATGAGCGCTCAGATCGTTGCGGGATTCGTGGGCGCTGCTGCTGACCCATTCACCTATGCTCCCGTTCCGGGCGCCACTGGTGCCACTCTGGTCTCCAAGGTCGTGAAGGGCGCTACCGGTGCCGCAATGTCCGCTGGCGCCTCCGAGGCTCTGCGCAGTTCCGCTACGGGCCTTGAGGCTCATTACGGGACCGCCATGGTCGGCGGGGCTCTGGTTGGCGGTGGCTTGACGGCCCTGATCGACCGTATCGCTGCACGTGCTGTTCCTGCTCCACGCCTCGATATGTGGGACGCTGACCTCGAAAAGGTCCTTGCGATGCACGGTGAGGCTGCTCTGCCCAATGAGTTCCACGCTCCGTCCATGCGACTGGAGGCCCGCGAGACTGCCCGACAGACCGGTATGGATGACCCTTCGGTAATGCCGTGGCAGCCTCAAGACACCGTGGAGGAAGCCGGTGGAGTGCTGTTCACTCGTGTTCCCGGTGAGGAGGGCGCTGTGCGCTTGCAGGATGGTTCGATCCTCTCTGCGAGCAACCCGCTGAACCCACTGACAATCGAAGCGTTCCAGAATGCTGACCGTGCGGCCCGTGGTGTCTCCCTTGGCGGCTTCACCGAGATCGGCTACACGCTGACCCGTTCGGCCAACGAGGAGATCCGTGGGATCGGTGCACAGCTCTTCCGTAGCACCACTGGTACCCAGTCCGGGTCCAACGGCAAGTTCGGTGCGACCGCATCGGACATCATCGAGCGCATCCAAGGCCAAGACCACGTGAGTTACAACACGTTCGTCAACGACCTTCACGAGGCCATTAAGGACCCTCGCTATGCTGGTATGCCCGGTGGCCGTGAGGTCCACATGGAGGCGGCGTATCGTCGCGTTACCGAGGCTCTGGAGGATCGTACCGGGTCCCTTAAGGCCCAGTTGTCCACCCCTGAGCTGAAGCTGATGGAGTCCGTCAACGCTCACTTCGAGCGCAAGCTGGACGCCTTGCAGAACCCTGCTCAGTTCGGCAACGCCCGTGCGACCTCCGTTCTGGGGACCACGCGGCACGAAGGGGCCTACGTTCCGAACGTGTACGATGACGCCGCGAAGAACCTGTGGATTCAGCGTCTGGGTTCCCCGGATGACTTGCAGGACGCAATCGTGGATAGCTGGTTGGCTTCGTATGCCAGCCGTCCCCATGTCAAAGCCCGTGTGGACAAGATGATCCAAGAGTCCAATCCGGGTGTCACCATGAGCCCTAAGGACATCGCTGAGGCAGTCGAGACGTACGCTCGCAACAAGGCCTACGGCATCAGCCACACTCAGGACTTCAACCGTAGCCACCTCGTGGATGACCAGCTGACAGGCCTCGTGGGCGCTGAGAACAACAACTTCCTCGAAGGCCGTCACCTGTTCGATAGCGACATGCGCATCACGCTGGGAAGCGGCGATGAGTTCGCTGTGAATGACCTGCGCTCCTTTGACCTGACCTCCATCACTCCCGGTTACGACCGCCGAGTCAATGGTGACATCGGGATCATGGGTGCCACTGGTCAATCCACTGAGGCCCTGAAGGACCGCATTACGGCCCTCGGTGTCGGCCATGAGTCCAAGAAGGAGTACAAGGCCCTGCAAGACGCCGTTAAGATCCTCACCGGTCGCGCTCGTCGTGATCCAGATGGTGCCTTGGCGACCCTCGCACGGTCCCTCACCGACATGAGCTTCTTCGCCAAGAACGCCTACATGGGCATTCAAGGTATCACGGAGACTGCCGGTCTGGTGACCAAGGGGCACACTGCGATGCTCCTGAAGGGCGTTCCGTTCTTCAAGGAGATCATGACCATGGGCTCGAAGGCGACCCCTGCGTTCCTCTCGGAAATGCACGGTCTGGTGTTCGGTCGCGAGCTGGACAACTTGATCCGGCCTAAGCGTGCTGACATCGTGATGCGACTGCGTGACCAAGCGGATGCCTCGCCGGTAGTCGCTCAGGCCGTAGGGTCAATCAAGTGGGCAACCGGTGAGCTGGCTGCTCGTTCCCCGTTCACCAAGTTCCTGACCGAATCGTCCAACTACATCGCGGACGCTGGTCGCCAAGGGGCACTTAAGGAGCTGGCCGATGCTGCATACGGCAAGTCCTCCAAGCTGTTCACCCCTGAGCGGCTGAAGTCCATGTCCATTACCCCTGAGCAGTTCGAGGGGATGAAGGCCTTGATGAAGGAAGCGACGACTCTGAAGGACGGCAAGCTGTCCATTGTTGATCCAGCCAAGTTCACCAGTGACCCACGCTCCATGGACATCTGGCGCCTCGGTGACAAGATTGCAGATGAGACCATCCTACGCCCGCACAAGCTGTCGTCTCAGGACACTGAGGCCTACGGTGCTGGCATCAAGATGGCGATGCAGTTCAAGAACTTCACCATCCGCTCCGTGAACGCCCGTGCTGTTCGTGGCTGGCATGACTCGACCAAGAACGGCAGAGCTATCGACCAGACCATGCAGGCGATCATCTCGACCGGTATGGCTGGCGCTATGTTCGCTGCTCTGGCGTACTCCCGTTCCGCTGGGATGCCCGAGAAGGACCGCGTTAAGTACCTGAAGGACGCCCTCAACCCGAACACCGTGGCCTATGCTGCGTTGTCCCGTGGGTCCCACATCGGTGCCCCTCTGGGCATGGCGAACTTCATCATGGCACCGCTGGGCTTCGATCAGGCCCGTATGGTCCGCACCTCGATTACGCCACGTCCTAAGGTCGAGCGTGAGAAGGGCGCGATCAAGTACGGCGTCTCGAAGGATGACCGAGTGCAGGACTTCCTGTCCGAGGTCGTCGATCAAGTTCCGGCTGCTGGCTGGGCACTCTCGGCTGGACAAGTCGCACACTCTGCGGCTGGCTCTGCGGCAACAACGGATCGTCGCGGTGACCAAGAGTACATGCAGAGCCTCTACAACGGACTCCGTAACGTGATCCCTAACGACCCGGCCTCCCAGTTCATCCTGATGAAGATCATGGAGAGCGAGGGGATCGAGGCGCGATAAAACCCCACACAATAGATAGGGCGCTTACATAGGCCCTCCATTTTCATAAGGAGAACACAATGGCACGAACTATCGTCCAGAACGCCCTAACAGGCGGACAACAGGACTTCGAGGTACCTTTCGACTACATCTTGCAGCGCTTCGTTAAGCTTACCCTGATCGGTGACGGTAACCGACAAGAGCTGGTCCTCGGTACCGACTTCCGGTTCATCGGTCCTCGCACCGTTCGCACTAACGTCTTCTGGGGACCAGCGCAGGGGTATACCTCCATCGAGATCCGACGAGTTACCAGCGCTTCTGATCGTCGCGTAGAGTTCTCGGACGGGTCCATCCTGACCGCAGGTGATCTGAACATCGCCCAGCTTCAGGCCATCCACATTGCCGAAGAAGCGCGAGACTCTGCCACTGAGAACCTGAGCCCAGATGCTGATGGCAACTACGATGCACGTGGTGCGCGCATTTACAACCTCGGTGACGCTGTTCAGCCGAAGGATGCGGTCAACCGGTACACTCTTGACCTCGCTATCGCAGCCGCTCTGGCCATGAATACCGGCAACCCGAACAACGCCCAGAACATCTCGTACACCCCTAACGGGCCTGGTCAGTCGATCCGAAGTGTTGAAGGCCGTCTGCGGGATGCTGTGTTCGTCTCGGACTACATGACCACTCCACGTGATGGAGTTACCAGTAACCAGCAGGACCTCGAAAAGGCACTCGCTGCGGCGAACGCTAAAGGTGCCGACCTATTCTGGCCTGACGACATCCCGTTCTTCTCCACGTCCCCGCTGGCACTGATCCACGCGGTCTACCATGTTGGACGTGGTGTCATCAACGCGAACGGTACGCTGTTCTACGTGAACCCGAAGAACGGCCAACACAACAGGCTACACGTGTCTCCCGGGGGCACCGGGGATGGTCTGGCAGCTGGCCGCCCACTGGGGACCATCTGGAGTGCACTCGCGGCCCTTAACATGCGAGCCCCACTGACCACGCGCTGGTCCTTGGAGATGACCGCTGGCGCCTATAATGAAGCCGTTACACTTCCGAACTACCTGACCAGCTGTAACGACTACTTGGCGTTTAACTGGCCGAACACCGGTCAGGAACGTATGGAGCCCACTGCGTACCCATCAGCTCTCGACGGCACAGGCCAGACCGGCCTCACAGGTTTCCACACTGGCATCGGCAACCGCATTACCATCAACAACGTGTGCATGTCCAACTGGTACGACACTGCGCTGACTCCTACCCAACAGGTGCGAAGAGCGTTCGTTGTAGGTGCGTATTCGACTGCCTACGTGGTCAACTGCGCGTTCATTTACAACGGCATCGCGAGCGTGTCTGTGCTGCCCGGTGGCACTGCTATCGTAACCGGTGGCATCGTCGATGGTGGGCGGTTCGGCCTCGACAACACTGGCGGTCGCCTGTCCCTGACGGCAACCAAGAGCAATTATACGCAGGTCCGGAACTGCCTCGAATATGGACTGTACTCGAAGCATGACGCATCGACCGTAATGGACAACACCGAGTTCCGCAACTGCGGTAATCACCCTGCGGCTGTTGCGTATGGTGCTGCAATCTTCGCGTACAAGTTCAACTGTTCTGTTGACACTCGTGGGGTCAAGTTCTACGGCAACAACATCGCCCAGCACTGCCGTGGCGGTATCACCTCGGACAATCCGGGCGATCCGGACATCTACGGTACCGGCGCAGATGCTAATAAGCGTCTATTCCTGTGCACCGGTGGTGGCTCTGACGACATCCAGTTCTACGAAGCTCGGCGCGTCATGGACATCACGAAGCGCACTGGTGGCGGCTCAACTACTGCCAGCGTATCGTCGCTGCTACTGGCTGCCGTTGCGTCTGTCCGTAAGGGCTACTTTGCGCACAACGATCAGGTGATCCGGATGACCCTGATGTTCCGCGCTACAGGCTCGGCTGGCATCTTCACGCCGACCTTGCGCACACCTCTGGGGACTATCCCTCTGGGTAGCTTCAGGGTCGCATCGGGACAGTACGGCGAGATCAAGTTGACCATTCGACCTACTCTGACATCTGATGGTCTCATAGTCGGGTTCTCCTGCATCAACGCCGTGCAGAATCTTGGGTCCTCTGTTGGTCAAATCATCGTCAGCGGCACCGTAGACCTCCGCACCGTCGACCAGCTGGTCGAGATGTGGGGCTATTCGGAAGCTGGTGGCACCGCTTCGTACATTCAAGGCCTGATCGAGCTGGTCGGGTAAACTAAAGGAGGACACATGGATACCACGGAAGGGGCGGTGCGAGCCGCTCCTATCGTTGGCGCAATCGGCGCTGACACTCTGGCCACGTTGCAGGGACTGACCCTAAACGAGATGTTCTATTTGGTGACCATCGTCTACACGCTCGTGCAGATGTTCTTGGTCATCTGGAAAACCGTTCGTGAAGAACGCCGCAAAGACAAGGAGAACCGCAATGGCTAAACGAGCCGACATCTTGCAGTACCTCCTCGAACTGATCGACACCGAGATGGCCCATGCGCTACTCAACGACCTTCGTTCCGAGGAGAAGCGCTGCCCTCAGCTGTACAACGCCGTGGACAAGTTCCTGAGCCGACACAAGTTCGCTCTGGCGAGCATCATGGCCGAGAAGGAAGACCTCGGTGAACTTCAGGCCGCTCTGGAGCAGTTCAAGGAGCTGGGTCTGGGCGATCTCGAAGGAGAAACCATCCAATGAAAGATACCGTCCTGAAGGCTCTTGTAGTCCTCGGGGCGGTCCTTTCCGTGTACTGGATGGGCGTCCTGAAGGGTGAACAAAACGGGGCCACAAAGGCCCTTAACGACCACGTGGTGGAACTCCGCCGCATTGAGAAGGAGCGTGACGATGTTCAAGCAGAACTCAACCAAACGGCCCGTAACTGGGCTGAAGATCAGGCGCGGTCTGAGAGCACTGCCCGTGGCCTTGCTGATCGCCTTGCTGAGTCTGGCATACGGCTGCGCGTCAAAACCGCAGACGCCACCCGAGCCGAAGTCGAAGGTTACAATCGAGGCATCTCTGATGGTAAAGCCGAACTACACCGAGAGACTTCTGAAGCTCTTATCCGAATAACGCAGGACGCCGACCGGCACGTACAGGCCCTCCAAGATACCCTCAAGGAGGTGACCCGTGAGCGCTAAGCAAGACTCGAAGTCCATTCGGTTACTCAAGGGGAACTTCATCGCGTTCCTCTTCGTGCTCTGGGCGGCACTCAATCTGCCCATTCCGACCAAGCAGCAGCAGGACATGGCCAAGAAGCTCGCACAGGGCGATGACAGACGTTTTATCCTGCAAGCCTTCCGAGGCATCGGGAAGTCCTTCATCACGTGCGCATTCGTCGTATGGAAGCTCTGGAACGACCCTGACCTCAAGATCATGATCGTGTCCGCGAACAAGGACCGAGCTGACGCCAACTCCGTGTTCATCAAGCGGATCATCGACTTGCTGCCGTTCCTGCACGACCTGAAGCCTCGGCAAGGTCAGCGGGATAGCTCCCTGTCGTTTGACGTAGGCCCGGCCCGTCCTGACCACTCTCCGTCCGTGAAGTCCGTGGGCGTGACTGGCGGTATGACCGGTAGCCGTGCTGACATACTGATCGCGGACGACGTTGAGGTCCCCGGTAACTCCGGCACTCAGTCGGCTCGTGACCATCTGGGCGAGCTGGTTAAGGAGTTCGATGCGATCCTGAAGCCGGGCGGTACGATCATCTATCTGGGCACCCCTCAGACCGAGATGACCCTGTACCGTGAGCTGGAAGAGCGTGGCTATACCACGACCATCTGGCCTGCACGTTACCCGCGCGACCAAGCTGACCTTGAGTCCTACTTCCAGCCTAAGCAGAACCGTAGCCGACTGGCTCCGAAGATGCTTGAGGAACTGGAGGCCGACCCACGGCTGTTCGGTATGCCTTCCGACCCTGTTCGATTCGATGAAGAGGACCTCAGAGAGCGTGAGCTGTCGTACGGTAAGGGCGGCTTCGCGTTGCAGTTCATGCTCAACCCGAACCTCAGCGACATCGCTAAGTACCCTCTGAAGCTGCGAGATTTCATCGTAGCGGCCCTCGACATGGCCACCGCACCTACCACATGGCAATGGCTCCCGAACCCTCGTAACGAGACGCAGGGGCTCCCTGTGGTGGGCCTTAAGGGTGACCGGTTCCACCGCTATGAGCAGTGCTCCTCCAACACCGCCAGCTATGAAGGTAAGATCCTCGTGATCGACCCCTCGGGCCGTGGTAAGGACGAGACGGGCTATGCGGTGCTGTACCAGCTCAACGGCTACATCTTCCTGATGGACTGGGGCGGGTTCCGTGGTGGCTACGAGGACTCCACTCTGGAAGCCTTGGCGCAGATCGGCAAGAAGTGGAAGGTGAACGCTGTGGTCATTGAGGGCAACTTCGGTGACGGCATGTACACCAAGCTGTTCAGCCCTGTGATGACCCGCGTGCACCGCTGCGAGATCGTTGAGGTCAAGAGCAAGGGTCAGAAGGAACTACGCATCTGCGACGTTCTGGAGCCCGTGCTGGCGTCTCACAGACTCATCGTGCACGAAGCTGTCATCGAGAGCGACTACAGGACCGCTGTGAACGCCGATGGCACCGCAGACGTATCCTACAGTGGCTTCCACCAGCTTACCCGCCTGACCAAGGAGAAGGGCTCTCTGGGCCATGACGACCGTCTCGATGCCTTGGCGATTGGCGTTCAATACTTCGTGGACTCCATGGAGAAGGACAGCCAGAAGGGAGAACAGGAGATGGTGGCCGACTTCATCGAGGAGCACATGAAGGAGCACCTCACGGGCCATGATCGTGTCCAAGAGGCCCTCATCGGGGGCATTACGATGCAGTGGGAAGACGACGATGACTCGAACGGGTCCTTTATCGACTGGTAGAGGGCCCGTAGGGTTTTTGCACGTTAGCAGCACGTTCGACGAAGATTTAAAAACCCACACAATAGACAGAGGGGGCCGTTACTTTATGATCTTCTTTTAGACACGTTAGGACTCTGCACGTTTCTCGAAGTTTACTTTTCGATGACCTGCCGTAGCCTAACCTGTCTGGGTGTCTACTCACTGGGAAGGGGATCAATTGCAATAGCAATCCCCTCCCTCATCAACCTCACATAAGGGAGACCATGACCATGACAGGTAAACGCACCGTCACCGCCTTGGCTGTCCTTGTGGCACTCGCTAAGAACAAAGCGACCTACAAGTTCCTTGGGGTCCTCCTTGTGGCTCTCGGAGTCGCCAATGGGGAGACCATCATGACTGGCGTTATGACCGTTGCGTGTGCCTTCTTGGGATGCGTATAGGGTTTCTTGACGACCATAGCCTTAAGATCCTTGATAGGGTCCCTTAGAGTAGCCTGACGGCTCCTCCTCGGGACTCCATCGTCCTGTGCTCTCTATGGGTCATCATGACCTTAAGGAGCCCTTACCAAAAAATGACATAAATTTTCCTTACCACACCTCTCATAGACTAACCTGCCGAGTACCCCCATAGGGCCCCTTCAGGCTCATAGCGGGACCTATGGTCCCCGTTCAGTCATCTTGACGGGACATTGGGTGGCTTCATCGTTAAGTGCTCATGTGGATCTCCTTAGGTGGACTTGATGGGAGCCATTATGGGCCCGTTAAGTGAGCCTGTCAAGAGGCTTCAGCGGGGATCGTTAAGGTGTCATCATGGGCCTTAATGGGCGACCTTATGACACTTTGTGTCCTTGGGTGTCCTAGG